CGGTCGTTTGTGACACGGACGCCGAAGACCGGGCGACACTTGAGCGCCATTTGAAGTTTGGGACTTACCCCGCGGTCAAATCTATCTCAGACGGGATTCAAGCGACGGCCGGCCGGATGAAGCTCGCGGGCGATGGCAAGGCGCGACTCTTCCTGATGCGTGATTCCCTCCTCGATCGCGACTCTGATCTTCGAGATCGAAAACTCCCGACCTGCACGGAAGAGGAAATTGAGGGCTACGTATGGAACCCGAAGAAAGACCTTCCGGTTAAAGAGGACGATCATGGTTGCGACTGCATGAGGTATGCATGCATGTTCTTGGAAAGCTCGAGCAAAGGAGTTTGGGTTTGACCCTTTGGGATCGAATTAAATTCGCAATCAGTCTCCCGCGCTCGCTCGCGCGCGGCGGTGATTTCGATCTCAAAACGCTCTTTGAAAAACAGCGCGTCGGGATCAATGGGCTTGACCCTTTTCCTCGCTTTGATAAACAGAAGTTGTTTACGTGGAGCAGGGAATCTGACCTTGCTTATTCCTGTATCCTGAAAATTATCGAAGCCGCTCAGGACCCGGATTTAATCGTCGAGCGGCGCAAGAATCGCATTCGCCCCTGGGAGCCTGAGCCCGGGCATGCTCTGCGGCAACTGCTGATGCGCCCGAATCCCGAAATGAGCCAGGCCGAATTCTTGGGTGCGTGGCTCGGCAGTGAAGAGGCCTGCGGCGAGTTCTTCGCGGAGATCGAGCGCGATAAGCGGGGCCGGCCTCGCCACCTTTGGCCACTCGATCCCACCTGTATCCATCCCGCTTCAATCATCTACCCGGGTTCAGGGAAGGAGGGTTGGATATGGCGCGGTTACTCCTATGCTGAAGAAGTCCATCTTTTGCCGCGTGACGTCTTCTACTCACTCAGGCGCGATCTTCAAGCGCCCTGGATGCCGCTCTCTCCGCTGCGCGTGGCGCTGGGGAGCGTCGAGGCGGACGCGATGCAGACGATGTTCGTTCGAAGCTTCTTCAAAAACTCGGGCGTCCCTTCGGGTGTGGTTAAGATCAAAGGCCGGACCTTGAAGGATGAAGAGGCGGAAGGGATTCGCCAGCGCTGGCTCCGTCGTTACGGCGCCGGTGGCAAATTCCACGTCGGCCCCGCGGTGATGGATGAAAACGCCGAATACCAGAAAGTCGGAAGCGACCTCTCCGAGATCGAAGGTGGGACCCTGCGCGCGCAGAATGAGGCGCGGATCTGTGGCGTTTTTGGCGTCCCTCCGCTGCTTGTGAGCGCATACGTCGGTCTGCTCTACGTCAACCAGCGCGCGAGCGCGAAAGAGTCACAGGTTGATTTCTGGGCCAATAAGATGAGCCCGACGTTCAAGCGGCTGAGATCGCGGCTTACCTGGTCGTTGCTCCTCGAATTTGAGGATGAGGGCGCCATCCGCGATGAGCTCATCCGGCTCAACTGGGATATGAGCCAGGTCGTCGCGCTTCAGGAATCGATGAGCGAACGCTCGATGCGCGCGCGCGAAGATTTCCGAGTAGGCGGATTGACCTTGAATGAGTTCCGCGCCGTCCTGGGCATGGCGCCGACTCCTTCCGGTGATTACTACCTCCGGCCCGTCAATCGCCTGCCCGTGACGCCTGAGATCGTGGCGGAGCAATTGCTTGCTGCTGCTGCTGCTACTTCAGCTTCTGTCAGTTTGATTCTTTCCGGCTCGCGTGATCCGAAAGCGCATGAAGAGGGCGGGGAAGAGAAGCGGCTTATCTTGCGGAAGGTCTTCGATTGGGATGGGCTGGAATGCGGCAGGGAGCCGAGTGACTTTGAGCGGCGGATTAACGTGAAGGCTCTTGGCAATCTTATGGGCAGCAGCAGCAGCAATCTTTTGTCCGTCTTGCTGCCGGCGCGCAGCTTGCTGATTTCTGATGCGGTATCGAAACTGCGCGGCCTCTTGGTCTCGGACCTCCACAAGCTGACTCTCGATTGGCCCTCCGACGCCTGGGCCGAACTGCGCGGCATTCTCGATGACGTGACGCTCGCCGGCCGTAATGATTTCCTGGCTGAGTTGCGCGCGCAGGGCGAGCCGGAATCGCGGCTCATTCCTCCTTTGGCCGCGCTGGCCAGCCGCCTCGACCTGATCGCTGATGCGGCTGTCTCCCGCCTGGTCAACGACGTGCAGGCGCGCGCGGCCGGGATCGCCACGCATCTTGCGCCGCTTGTCTCTCCCGTTGATTTGCCCGCGCGTGTAGAGGCGCAGCTTAATCAATTAAGCGACGCTACGACGAGGGGGATTGCTCAGGAGGCCGCGCATCAGGCTTTGGCTTTGGGCAGGGAAGTCGAGGCGGCGAATTGGAGCTTTGGCGGATTTATCTATTCGGCTGTGCTCGACAGGAACACTTGCCAGGTCTGCCGCTCGCTCGACGGATTTACGGCCGAGCTCCTGGCCGAAATGCCCACGGTTCCGAATCCGAATTGCGGCGAAGGCTTCGGGCGCTGCCGCTGCGCGATTTTGCCCGTGTTTTGAGGTGAGACGGTGAAGCAGAAACGCGAAAGAGAATCGAAGACGATGCCGGCGTGGACAAAGGACGTTTCAGGGCGGAAGGTCACGGGCATTACCGCCGTCACCGGCAACGTCGACGACGGCGGCGACAGGATTATTGCGGGCGCCTTCTCTAAGACTATTGCCGAATCGGCGCGCCGGATTCGCCATCTCTGGCAGCACGGCGCGGACGGATGGGATTACGGCGTCACGCCGCCGATCGCCGCCGTCACTCGGATTGCCGAGGTCGGCAAGGATGCCTTGCCCGATGCGGTCACGAAGATGGCGCCGCTCGCGACTGGCGGCCTCGAAGTCGAGCGCGAATACCTCCGGACGCCGCGCGGCGATGAGATCCTCGAAGCCTATAAGGCAGGGATCGAACTCGAAATGAGCATTGGCTACGAATGCATCATCAAGAAATACATCGAGGAGGACCGCGACCGCGTTTCGATGCGCCATTACCGCGACCTGATCGAAATCAAATTATTCGATACCTCGGACGTGAATTGGGGCATGAACTCCGCGACGGTCGGCAGCAAGAGTTTTGAGCGTCGTTTTCAATTACTCGTCGAGCGCATGAAGGCGCTCGACGTTCACGATTTACATGCATGTGAGCTTGACGTCTCACTGCTTGAAGAATTCCGCGCCTTGTGCCGGATGTTCGGGGATTTGCCTACGAAGACGAATCCCGAAATTGCATTGCAGCTCACGCCGGCAACAGAGCTTGAGCCGAGCCGAACCGGGGAGCCCCGGGTTTCACTCACTCCGATGTTGATCGAGCTTAGACAACTTGAACTTTCAATGTTTTCTTGATTGGAGTGAATATGTGGAAAAAGAAATTCGAGTCCTCGCGGATCGCCTGGGAAGCGGCGATGAAGGCCGCGAAGACTTACGCCTCCGAGCTCGAAGGCAAGGCCGAGACGAGCCCCGAAGAAAGGGCGCGCCTCGATCAGTTAATCGCAGATGTTAAGGCGGCGAAGGCCGAATACGACCGCCTCCGCCCGCTCGCCGAAATGGAGGAGCAGCAAGAGGCGCTCGACGTGGCGCAGGGCCGCAAAACCCGTGACAACGTGGCGCCGGGCATCCTGACCCCGAACTCTCGCAATCAGGCGTCCCGCCCGCTGAAGGTCAGCAATATTTTTAAGGCGACGTTTGCGGCAGGGAGCTCTCACAACCAGGCCATCTTCAGGGAGTACGCTAACGAAGAATATTCGATGTCTGAGCGCCTGAAATCGCTCGGTTACTCTTCCGAGACGATGGGCGGCTGGCTCTTCCCTCTGGGCGACGAACTCCTGATCGAGCCTGTATATGAGTCTGAGGAGAAACGGGCTGCGTTCGCCGCGCTCAGGCAGGAGGTCAAGGAGCGGCTGCGGATTGCTTACGACCCCGGCGAGATCGGCTGGATGATTAAGCGAAATCCCGAACTCGCCTCAGACCTCGGCCTTGAACACAAAGATCTGGCCGTGGGAGATGATACGCTCGGCGGTTACCTCATCCCGGTAGCGCAGGCCGGCCGCGTCATAGACCTGCTGCGCAACCGGTCTGTGATGATGCGCGCGGGCGCGGCCGAGTTCGCGCTTCCGCCCTCCGGCAACCTGACTTTGCCGCGACTGGGTTCGGACCCGGCTTTCGCTTACACCGATCCCGACACTCAGACCGACATGGCGACCTCGAACCTCGGAACGGGCGTCGTTCGCCTCCAGGCTAAATCGCTGCGCGGCGCCGTGACGATACCGAATGACCTTATTCGGTATTCCTCGCCTTCAGTCGAGCTCCTCGTCAGATCGGCTCTCGCGTCGAAAGCAGCCGTCGCTGAAGACTTCGCCTTTCTCGAAGGGCCAGGGAGCAGCATTGCGCCTAAGGGCTTACTCAATTACCCGCTCTCCGCGGCTGAGACTCCCGCGATTAACAAGGTCACTCTCCACGTGGCTGGGCCGGGTTCCGAGGCGAATGGCGATACGTTCATTCCTGAAGACGTGGCGAAGATCATCGGCCTCTATTACTCGGGGAATGATGATGATCCGCCTACCGGTTGGATTATGCGGCCCATGATGTGGTCGGCTATTCAAAACCGGCGCGCCGACGCCGTGACTGCCGGGGACGCCAAGGGGCCTTTTGTTTTCTGGACCGATCGGGGGTCGAACCGGTCTGAGATTCCGCAGTCCCTGGGCGGTTTTCCGGTTTATCCCTCGATGCAGGTTAATAAGACCCGTGCTGAGGGCGGCTCTTCCACGCTGACTTACATCCTCTTCGGGAATTTCCGCAGGATGCAGATCGGGCGCTCGGGCGTCATCGAGCTCGCCGTCTCGGAGCATGTCAAGTTCTTGCAGGATAAAACGATTATTAGAGCCATTCTGCGCTCTGATATGGGCCTCGAACACGAAGAGTCTTTCGTGCTCACTGACACGGTTCTTGAATCCTGATCTTCTTTTGGTACGGTGGCGCTGTTTCTCTTCGATTGGGCGCCGCCACTCGAACCACAGTTCAAACTGTAAGGGAGTTTTTCAATGTCCACCTGGATCAATGACTTTAAAAACAATGTCGTCGCGCCTAACGGGGCTAACACCATCGAGCCGAAAGCGCTTACCACGACCACGAACGGCGCGGCGCAGGACCTTGCGGATTCTGACGGCCAGTGCTTTGCGTCGCTTCACGTCGGCGCTGTCACGGGCACTACGCCCACGCTCGACGTGAAGATTCAGGAGAGCGATACGAGCGGTGGGACGTACACGGACATATCCGGCGCGACCTTCGCGCAAGTTACCGCCAGCAATAAATGGCTCTCCATCAACTTCAAACGCTCGAAGCGGTTTTGCCGCGCTGTGGCGACGATCGCCGGCACGACGCCGAGCTTTACCCTGGCCGTTGTCCTGTTCGGTCAGAAGAAGGCTAACTGATGCGAATTGTTTTCCTGAAAGACCTGCATGCGTCCCATCTCGGCTTCGACCCCGGGATGGGATTGCTCTATCCGGCCGGCGCCATTGTTGATGACTGCCTGCCGCACGTTGAAGAGAAACTTCTTCGCGAAGGCTTCGCAATTCCTGAAAAGGATTGGCAGCAGCAGCAAGCAGGCAAGGCAAAGCAGCATCCGCCCGATAACAAGCGGGGCAGGGGAGCGCGTGAGGATAAGGCGAAGTAACCGATGTGGCCACTGTCACGATTTTTATTTACAGGGTCGGCGGAGATATCCCTAGTTGTCCGGTCTGCTCCGTCTGGGAAGGCGAGGAGTCTCCTCATCGCTCAGACCTCCCCGCGATTCCTAACCCTGCCTGCCTCGCTGGCGCGCATAACTGCAATTGCTATGTCGTCGAAGTCGCCAAGGAAGATGAAAACGGCGGCGGCGGCGGCGACGGAGATGACGGCGACGACGGCGATGACGGCGATCATGACGTCAGCATATCAGGCAGTTGGGGGAGCGGTGGGGGGGGCGGCTCAGACGGCTACGGCTCCGGGTCGGGCGACGTCTCTATATCTTGGTGGGGTGTTTGGGACTGGTATGAGCTTTAATAAGGCTCAGGCAGTCGAAATCGGCCCCCGGGCTCCTCGTCGCGCCCTTCACATAGGTCTTCCCTCTCATCACGATGGAATCGTCGCCGACGTGGGTAACGAGATTTGGAATCTGCGCCCCATAGGCTTTGATGTTGAGCCGGAAGAAAAAGCCTCGCAGCATCGAATCGCTTCCGTTTAGCCCGCGAATCCGCTGTGGCTGGGCCGTGAAATCGAAGGCGAGCAGTTTTTCTACCGTCTCGCGCCGGGTTACGAAGCATTGAGTGTAAAGAAATCTCCTGACGGGGAGTGGCGCGATAAGGCGTGCCTTTTGCCACTCCTCCCCGATTCTCGGATCGAAGAAGCTCACGAGCGGCCAGGCATCAGGGATTTCCACCCTCCGCGCGTACTCGACCAGGTTCCGGCAGGGAATTATGTCGTCTTCGCAGTAGAGCAGCCTTTCGGCGCCCGACTCGATGAAGGCCTCGAAGACGGCTCGCATCTGCAGGCGAGATCCGCGGCGCTCACGAGCCGGGTGAGACTGCAGTTTCCAACCTGGCGGGATTTCGGGAAGGTATGCGTCGGCTGTGACGAGCGGAATCGTTTCGCTCGATAGTTGCTTCTGAAGGGCGGCGAGCGTGGCGGGTAGATAGTTGGCGTCTGTCAGGCGCGGCGCTGTAATGACGCTGACCATGATTTTCATTGGGTAATTATATGAGTTGGACCTATACGCCGGGCAATGTCGGTACTGTCGATCGCGATTGGATTCGCCTTCAGGTCGGCGACACCGATACGAGCGATCAGTTGTTGAGTAACGAAGAGCTCGACGGAATTCTTACGCGCGAGGCCCGGCGCGACCTGGCGGCCGTGCGCGCCGCTGAGGAGATTGCGGCCAAGTTCTCCCGCTTCGGCTCTCAGGAAGTCTCGCGCGCCTATGCCACGCTTGCCGATCGGCTCAACGCGTACCTTCAGATCAGTTCCGGGACGTGGAGCTATTCAGGCAATCCGAACACTACTACCCGCGACAAGGTTCGCTTCTTCATCGGCGACACGGACCCCGGCCGGCAATGGCTCAACAACGCCGAGATCGATGAGGCCCTCGTGGTCGAGCCCCGAATCGAGTTCGCTGCCGCGATCTGCGTTGAGGCGATGGTCGGGAAGATGAAGCCCCGGGGCGCCGGAGATACGACGCGCGGCGACATCGCAATGATCGACCGTCTGATGCAGCTTGCCGAGAAACTGCGGATGCGAGGCCGAGTGGCTACCGGAACCTGGACTTACTCAGGCAACCCGGCCTCGTCGCCCCGCAATATGGTCCGCTTCTTGATCGGCGACATTGAGCAGGGAGATCAGCAAATCAACGACGCCGAGATTGACGCGATCCTTGCCGTCGAGGGCCGGCCGCACTTCGCGGCTGCGACCTGTGCGCGAACTCTTTCGATCAACTACGCGCTGCACCGCAAGGCCGAAAAGGCTCAATATTACGGCGCCCTCGCTGCGCAGCTTGAACTTCACAAAGAGATTCATGCCGGCGCCTGGACTTACTCCGGCGACCCGAACGCTTCGGCCCTGGATAAAGTTCGCTTCCTCGTCGGCGACGTCAACCCGGACAGCAAGCTGCTCAACAACGCCGAGATCACGGAGGCTTTGCAGGATGAACCGCGGCCGCATTTCGCCGCCGCTCGCTGCGCTGAGGCTCTCGCCGCGCGCTTCGCTACGCAAATTGACGCCGGCGCGCAATCCGTCAGGTCGTCGCGTTATCTCGAGCTCGCGAAGCGACTGAAAGATCAAGCCGAGTTGGTACAGACCGGGGCATGGACCTATAACGCGGCTGACACTGAGACCGCTCGCAATTGGGTGCGCTTGCGGATCGGAGACGCGGATTTGAACCGTCAGCTTTTGAATGACGCCGAGCTTGATTCCTTCATTGCGCTCGGTACTAATAGGGCTGCCGCTGCTGCTGCTGCTGCAAAATCCCTTGCCGCTCGATACGGATCGATGGGAGATGAAAAACGATCGAAGCATTTCGCCGATCTATCGGCCGATCTTTACGCCGAAGGGGGGCCGGATTACTTATGATGAGATATTGGGATACTTGTTCGGCCATGCTTTTCGACGACTCCGAGTGGCTTTCGGCCTGGCTCCGGTGGGGCAGGGGACCCGTGCGCGATCAGATGCAAGGCTTTGTTGTCGGCGATACGAAAGAGCTCAATGTCTTTCCGGAGATTCCATTCCTCCGCTCAGGCGTTACCCGGGTGATCACGAAGGCGTGGCTCACGATCAAGAGTCCGGAGGCGGCAAATGATCCGGCTGAGAATGCGGCATGGGGGTCTTCAGGCGGCATGCAGACGATTACTGCAACGCTTGTGGCCGGCCGGGGTGTGATCCTGAATCCTGCCGAGGCGAGCCCGGAATTACGCTTCGATATTACGGCCGCGAATAGCGCGCTTCTCTCTCCGCACAAAATCTACCATTGCTCGATCCAGGTGAAGATGGATGACGGCGCATTGTACGAAGTCGAGCGCTTCACCTTCGAGACTGAGCGGCAGATCACGACTGCGACGACCTGATTATGGCTGGTGAATTTTCCAGGGAGAACTTTATACGCTTCCGTATCGGCAGTGCGGTAATGTTAGATATAACGCCTGCCTGGCTGCGGGTTCTCTCTCCCTTCGGGGCCGCGCCTCAGATACTCGATCCGACTGGGCAAGGGCTGGTCGGCGTTTCGGCTGAAATCCGATATAGGGGCCCTATTAATGTCATTCCCGGCGACATCCTGAAGGCCGGCCTCCAGGCGGCGCCCGCCCACGGCCGTATATTCATTGTCCGCCAGGTACAGCGTGAATCTGACGCGAACCTGTTTCAATGCGCTGAAATCGCCGCTCCCATTCCGGACGAATTCGACGACGAACGCGAGCTCATCTGGACTCAGCTCGGCGGCAACGTTTTCTTTACTACCAACGAAATATTTGGCGGTTCGATGCAGACAAGCCTCCCCGCGGGAACTAAGCCGATCCTCGAACACGCGCTGATTCAACTTATTTCCGGCGATTTCGATATCTGGACTCGATTGAGGACTGACGCTGGCGGCGCCGCGGTCCGCAACGCCCTTATTGGATTGCAGATCCCCAGTACACTGACCGGCATCTTTATTGGATTCAGAGATAATGGCGCGAGTAGCGAGCCTGTGCGCTATGACGTCCTGACCGGCACGCCGAGTTTCGTTACGACGACTTCCACCGGCCCGGTGGCTTCCTCCGCGACTTACTATTATGTCCGCTTGCGGCGCCGCGGTAGATTTTTCCGCACCTTTTTTAAGACCAGCCCGGGTGAGCCTGTCGCTGAATCCGATTGGACTCAACTTCATCCCAGCGGTTCTTTCTTTTTCTCCAGCTCGGACAATACTAGGCTCGGCCTTTTCGGATTTACGAATAATTCGGCGGCGGGCATCGCGCGATGGGATTTCATCAGGCATTGGATTCCGGATTCTCCTACAGATTCTGTTATGTTTAACAACGTCCCGATCTGCATTCATCGAAACCTCACCACGGTCGGCAACGTCGGCGCGGGCATAGATAGCCTGCACAGTTTTCCGCTTCCGGCAAATTCTCTAGCGCTGGACGGTGACTGGGTCAGGTTCACTTATAGTGGGACTTTTGCCGCCAATGACAACGACAAAAGAATTCGTATCAGTATTGACGGTCAGTTATTGGAGGATTTTGGGCTCACTGACATCGACGCGGGAGTGTGGCGGGTAGTCGGGGAATATATGAGGGTGTCAGCGACGACTGTTCGCGCAAGCTCTCTGGCTATGTATGGTGAGCCATTAGTGGCCGATGAGGCCGTTATTGCTGGCACTCCCGACATTATCTTCCTGCCTCGTAATACTTTGCTGACTGTGGCCAACCTTAACTCAAACCCTGTTACTTTACTCGTGGAGGCAGAGGCTACGGCGAACGATGACGTGACCCAGAATAAGAGCATTATCGAACTCTGCCGGCAGTGATCGAACGTGAACTATCAACCCTGGCTTGAATTTGTGGCTGTTCTTGCCGGCTCCGTCTTCGGCGCCTACCTGGCGGTGCGAGTTACGCTCGCCCGGATGGATGAGCAGATCAAGGCGCAGGGCGATATGATTAAAGATCACGGCAAACGCATCGAGCGCCTGGAGGACGTCCACTTCAGGGGGGACTAGGGAAACTTTTCGATTGCGGGGCGGGCAAGTTGCGTATATATTGATCGCATCACACAGTCTTTACTTCTTCAAGTTGAGACCTCCATGTAGTTGATTGGTTCCATAGGCAAAGGCCCTTCGGGATGTTGAGCGCGACCGAAGGGCTTTTCGCTTTTCTCGCCTTTTACCTGACTTTGTATCAATGGAGTTCTGGCGGGCCCGCCGCCGCGCCGTGTTTGCGAGGGAGCCCGCAAGCCTTAGGGAAGGCGGATATAATAACTGTATCGATATGGTTCGCGTCTGATAAGGAATCTTACGTAATAAAAAGGGAAGCCGCCAGTAACTCGAAAGCTATTGGCGGCTTCTTTTGTGGCCTTGCGGCCTTTTTGCGTCTGCCTCAGTTGGGCTGCAAAAAATCTTGCGGTCGTGTGACCTGATCGAAGACTAACACACTTGCTATTGCGCCACAAGGAAAACGTCCCACGCCCATCTTCCTACCTGGGCTCCGCGCGAATCCCTCACCTTAGCCCTATACCTGAACTGATTGCCGTTTTCGTCTGTGCGCTTCGACTCCTTGTAGTCCAGATCGAGGACCGCAATCCCGAGATCCGCGAGTGTGTGAAGCTCATTGGGTTCGGAAATCCCATTGTGATTTGAGTCTTGCCACAGCCTCAAGCGTGAGAAGATGGAATCCCTGTTGTCTATCTGGCCATCTCCATTGTCATGCTCGGCCAGGGCAAGAAAGCCGTTTCTCGATTTCCCTTGCGGCGGATCATTTTGTGGTGTGGCGCTCCCGAATAATTCGGCGCCGTTGTCTATGCGCCCATTTCCGTCTTGATCGAGCCCGAGCCATGCATCATCCGAATTGGTGGAAGTCCATGAAAGACGCTCTGGTGTACCGTCATTGTTGAGATCAAAATTGACGCCGTTTTTGGCGTTCGTAAGATCGAAGCCGTCGCCGTTTATATCAATGATGATCGGCGTGCTCGGGTCGCAACCCTCCTCGTTGTAATCCGGGACGTTATTGCAATTTCTATCTTCCGCGACGCAGTAGAGGTATGCGCCGGGATGGAAATTGATATTACTGTCGTTGCAGTCGCCGCCGCCGCAACACGTGTCCCCATACCCGTCGCCGTCGCCGTCCCACAAGGAGTTGCAGGCTGAAACCAGGCAAGTCTCCTGACGATCATCTATATCTTGACATCCCCCTGCTTGTCCGTCGCATTGTGGCACGACCCAGAATATGCGCTTTGTCCCGCATGCCGGTGAGGTTAATATCTGGGTACGTGATAAAGTGCCCTGGCCGCCAGGGCAGCTACAAGTATACTGACTCACGTTTGTGACTGTGACGCAGACTCCGTAAAACATCGCCTTGTTTGCGCCGGCGTGGACGCCCGGCGCTTTTGAGATGAGGGCGGCGCCTGCGGCGATTATCAGAAGCAATAGTATTTTTGTCTTCACGTCCTTCTCCTGGTTTGGTTGATGAATGATGGTTGCTGCTTACCTGATGGGAAGCCAATTATTGGGGTTATTCTGGTCTCGCTTATATAGGTCTCCCCCGTTCCACATTAAGTCGTCGTCGAAGATCGCCGTCTCGAGAAAAAGACGAACCTCGCTTACTTTGTCGAATGACCTGGTTTTCAAGAACGATCGCAGCTTGTCGTGTTGATCGCCGGTCAAGGTTATTTCCACTTCCTCCCCCGGCTTCAGAATTTTGTCATAGCTCCGGTCGCCCGAGTCTTTGGGCCTGCGGCCGAAGATCAGTGCGCCGGTCATCATCGGCCCCGTGGCCTCTGTCTCGGGGAATTGTAGATCCAGCCTGAAATAAACGACGTTCTTGTCTGACGTGTTTTTAAAGGTAACTGCCAGGTCTTTCATCCAATCGTCGTCGCCTTCAAAATCTTCTTGACTCTCGGAGCCCGGGCGCAGCTCCAGAGCGCGGCCTGCGGCCTTTACCTTGTCGAAGCTGAGGGGCATTTTTCGATGCTCATACTTCGTGATGGTTTTCTGGCGCGAGAGCCACAAAAGCGCCGCGGCCTTCCGCGGGCTCGACACGAAAAAGAGGCAGACCGAAAGCGCGATCAGAATGGCGCCATTCGCTGCGAGCTTTCTAAAACCCTGTCTTGACATTAGTAACCTCCTTGAATTTATAACCGGGCCATTACCTCAAGCTCCTTTTCCGGGGGGAGCTTTCCCCGCCAGGAACTTGTTATAACTCCGTCCTTGTTGACCAGTAGAAGTGTCGGCGTGCCCTGAACTCCGAGCGAGTCGGGGCGTGCCTGCCTGACGTCATCGACGGCTATTCCAAGATCGCCGAGGTATTTCCTTCCGGCCTCTATTGATTGAGGCAGGACGGCGATTAAGCGTGTGCTTCCCTTTCGCGCATTCGTCATAGCTTTGTAAAAGGACGCGCTCTCCGTGCAAAAGTGACATCCTGTCGAGAGCACGAGCACGAGCGTTTGATCGCCCTTCTTCCAATCCACGTCTGGCAAGGTGATTGCCTTTCCGGTTAACCCGGCGTCGGCGGTCTGGCCGGCAGCGGGCTTGTTGTTGACCGCGGCGCCCTTCGATTGGGAGCCGGTGAGAAGATGGTTTTTGACTAAGACCGCGCCGATCAGGGCGGCGACGATGATTATAGCAATCTGTGATGCGAGTTCAATTTTTTGGGCTACTTTGTTCATGCCACCTCCGCGAGTTGTTCAGCCGCCGCGGCCAGCACGCCCACGACCGGCGATAATAAGTCTTCGATCTTCTTGCCGATCTCTGCGACCTCGGGATCAGTCCCCCGAAGCTGTAAGGTTCTGACCCAATGAAGCGCCTCTAGAATCTTGTCCGGCACATCTGCGACATCTAGGGCGCCCGCCCGTTGCCTGCTGCTGCTGCTGCTTTCTTCTGAACCTGAGAAGTTTAAAACTGATGATTCCCCGCTGGACATCTCTTTTCTCCTTCAGTAATTCGTTGAGCGCGAGCGGCCCGATATAGGCCGCAACGAGTCTGACCCGGCCTCCACACGCTGAGCATTTTACTCGCTGTAAGACCTGATAGCCTACGACTTTTCGACGGCCGA